TATCTCCGGACCGATAAAACAGCACACGGTCATCAGGACCGTATTGATATGACGCCATGACCTGTCCATCGTCACGACGCACCAGGTCGTACCAACCCTTGCGAAGCGTCTCGCTATCACTCACAAAACCCCCTTCCATTCCCCACAGATAAACAGAAATTTATTCAGCAGTTGCCACCTGGCACTGCACTTTAGGCACGATAGCAAAGTCGATCTGTTTGTTAAGGGCTTAAAAACAAATAAATTTCATAAGTCGTTTTCTCTACTTGTTCCGCATAACGCGACACATAAACACTGTATGTATTTACAGTATAATTTCATTCGCTCAAGTATGCACAAAAAGTATTGGTGTATGCAATAGCATTTATCCGGTTGATTTGAATAAATATTATTGCTACCTACCGTTAAAAACTAAGCGTTACTATTAACACTCTAAATGCGTTTGACATGGCGGGGTTAACTGGTTGATTCGGCGTCTTTCCTGGAGGTTGGCGACCTGACTTTTAGCGACGCGAGCGCTCTAAATGAAATCCTAACCCGTGCAAAAATTTTTGGAGGTTGGCAGATTGCCACCCCTACGTGAGCACTTATTAATCACTTTCTTAGATCAATTTAATGGTATCGATCGGTTTTACCGATCAGGTATATGAGGACGATTCGCCTGATGGTTACGTGGTGATCAAAAAGCCTCATGAAAGACTCTGACTGTCATTTAAATGATTATCAGTTCCCTTGAAAGACAACGAAGAGAGGCATTTGACCAACAATAATTACGCACTTGCCTCTTAGCGCGCGACCTCAAAGTATTCGAGTTAAAATTGTGCAAATTCTTGCGGTTTTGTGCATCATTCTGAATGACGTTAAAGATGTTCATATGTTTTCAAAGCACTAGAAGGAGAAGTCCAAGATGGTTGATCAAGGTGCATTAGCTGTAGTGCAGAAATTAGCCAAGCCTTTATTTAATATATTAAAAGTAACCGGACCTTTTTTATTGGCGCAGTCTAAAACAGCTGTAGAAAATTATTCTGACTTTAAATTAAATAAAGCTCGTCTAGAG